GGAGGGGCTATACTCACAGGGAAAGACTTTTATCTGTTTGTTGACAATCCGAGATGGTATAGCATACAAACAGATAAAAGAAATAGCGTAGATGTGAGGATTAAAATAGCCGCATAAAACAATTTATACAGGTTTTGTCTAAAATCTCAATGCCTCTTTGGTTATTACTAAATATTCAAAGTAATAGCTAAGGAGGTTTTTTTTATGATTAAACTTGAAAAACTGGAAAAAGGTGAATTTTTTGAGGATGCTTTTCTTGTATCCTACAGGTACAACAAAGATTATTTAAACAAGATGAGATCACTCAAATATAAAAGGTATGTGCCGGATAAAAAGGCGTGGGAAATCCCCTCAAGTGAGCTTAAGCACTTAGTAGATCTCTTTGGGGTTGATGATATCAATGTAAATGCTAAATATCTGGAGGGCTTAGTTGAGAAAGAAGAGAGTAAGGCTGATGAGGCTCCTGAGGATATCAAGGAACGCTTAAAAGATATTAAGCCTATTGTTGACTATCCATTTAAAACAAAACCTTTCCCTCATCAGATAGAGGCTTTTAATAAGGGCTATGAGTGTAAGAATCTTTTACTTGCAGACGATCAAGGACTTGGAAAGACAAAAGAGAGTATTGATATTGCAGTAGCCCGGAAAGGTGAGATAGGTAAATGTCTGATAGTCTGTGGAGTAAACTCAGTAAAATATAACTGGAAAAAAGAGGTATCAGTACACTCAAATGAGAGCTGTGTTGTAATTGATGGAAAGACAGTAGATAAAAGGATCCAACAGATAGATCAGTGGATCTATGGTAGTCCTTACTTTGGAATTATAAATATAGAGAGCCTGAGAAATGAGAAGATCATGGACAGAATTTATATGGATTGTAAGGATGATATTATAGGGGCTGTGATTGTGGATGAGATCCATAAAGCTAAAAATGGTATGTGCTCTCAGGGTAGATATGTGAGACAGCTCAACAGCAAGATCAGGATAGGACTCTCTGGTACTCCAATGAATAAAGCAGAGGATCTCTGGAATATCCTCACATGGCTCAGAGTGGAAAAGAGAAATTACTATCAATTCAAAAATAGATACTGTATCATGGGAGGCTTTAATGGTTACAAGGTAGTTGCTCACAGAAATCTGGATGAACTAAATAAAGAGCTTAATACTGTTATGCTGAGGAGAAAGAAAGAGGAAGTGTTAGACCTCCCTCCGAAAATTTACACTACTGAGTACATTGAGCTTACCAGAAAACAGAGGATCCTCTATAAAGAAATCCGTCAGGGTATCGTGGATAATCTGGAGAATATCCTTGAGATCCCTAACCCTCTGAGCTGTACAGTAAGACTCCGACAGCTTACCGGGGGAGTCTTTGGGGATGATAACCCTAAGTTAGAAAGAGTAAAGGATATGCTGGAGGAAATCACAGAAAGCGGTCATAAGGCTTTAATCTTCTCTCAGTGGGAGCAAGTTACCTCTGTGTATAAAGAAGCCTTAAAAACCTATAATCCGGCTTATATAGTGGGAGCTGTAGATCCTGAGAACAGACAGAAAGAGGTTGATAGGTTCCAGAATGATCCTACTTGTAAAGTGGCTATAGGAACTATAGGAGCTATGGGAACAGGTCTTACAATGACAGCGGCAAGCTATGTTTTCTTTGTAGATAAACGCTACTGGGATGCTGAGAATAAACAGGCTGAGGACAGGGCTCACAGAATTGGAACTACAAATACAGTAAACGTGGTATCTCTGGTAGCCACTAATACAGTAGATGAGGGCATTGAGGAGATGCTGAGGGATAACAAGGCTCTTTTTGACAGAGTAGTTGAGGGTAAAGGATCCCGTGTAGATGTAGGAGAAATTCTCAGAAAGATATTGCAGTATTAAGGCTTTAATGCTAAGATATTATATAGGTTTATGCTAATGAGGGATAAATGAGGAATAAAAATAGATTATTGAGGAGGACTGAGGAATGAAAGTTATCAATGGAATAATCCACTATACAGCTACAGAAGTATCTCAGCTCTGTGGAGTATCTACTCAGACTATAAAGCTCTGGAATAAAGCAAGTGAGCAAAGGGAAGAAGCCGGGGAGGGTAGACTGATCCCGGCTCCTCACACTGAGCCAAACGGCTATAAGTATTGGAGTGCTGAGGATACTCAGAAGATTATAGAGTATGCTGGACAATCTCATAAAGAGAGATATGGTAACATGAAGAAAGAGGGCAAATGAGCCCTCTTTTTTTTTCCTGTAGGGGTACGGTGAAAATAACGTAGGGGTACGGTATAAAAACCGTAGGGGGTACGGTGAAAATAACGGAACAAAATATAGACTATTAAATAAAATAGACTATTAAAAAATCAAAGATTTTTTAAGGGGCAAGCCCCCTTTTCTCAGTCTTATAAAAACTTTTCTTTTTTTTTTTTTGTCTAAAAATCTTATCAGCTTTCAGTTATTACTCAGTGCAAGGCAAATAAAAGAAAGGAGCTAAGAGCTATATGATTCAATTAAATTTTTTAAATGCTGTAGCTGAGGATGATGGTAGTGGGCTGATTGTGAACGGTAAAGAGCTTACTCATGTTATCTCTCTGGCTTTAGGGACTATTAAAAGAATCCCCGGCAGATATGACTATTTAAAGACAGAGGACAGGAGTAAGCCTTTTAAGTCAAAACTCTGTAATGTTTCAGTGACCATTGATAACAGATCTACAGACATTACAGAGACTATTACCTTTGATGATGGAGGTAAAGTGGATGAGGTTACTCTGGAAGAGTTTGAGAAAGGGTTAGAGGATGAGCACTCTCAGGAAGTTAAACAGGCAGATCCAGAAGAATAAAAAGGAGTTGCCTATGAAAAAGGTTGTTGCCCGGAAAATGGGGTTGACTACAAAAGAGTTAAATAAAAAGTATTTCAAAAAGAATAAGGAGGAAAAGTAGTATGTTTAGTGGTATGGGAATGTTTGGAGCTTTTGGTTTTGATTCAGAGGAAGAGACAAAAAAAAATGAAGAGATGAAGCGTGAGGCAGAGCTCAGAAAGAAGTATGAGGAGAATCTGGATAAGCCTATCACAATTACTCAGCGTCAGCTTATGGAGGCTCAGGCTCATGTAATGGCTAACGGTAAATTTATGAGAATAGCTAAAGAGCGTGATCCTCAGATGGGAGCTATGTTGGTCTTAACGGTAGCTCCTATTATGGCTGATCTTGTATCGGAGTTATTCAAAGATAGTCTTTCAGATACTGTTAAAGAGGAGGAAAAATAATCATGGCAGAGAATAATAATAAACCACAGGTAAGAGTAGCCTCTATTGAGGTGGAGTTAGGAATGAGTGTACAGAATAAGGCTGGGATCTGGTGTAAGCCTACAGCAAGAATGGTACTTACAGTAGATGGAGGAACCTCTCCGGCTCAGAGAGCAGCTATCATCAAACAGGGATTTGATGAGGTATGTGAGAACATTGAGAAGTTACTGGAGGAAATGTAGGTATGAGTGCAACTAAGGTATCTGAATTTGAGAGACTAAAAAAGGGCATTTCAAATGATTCTGAGTTATCATTATCGGCTAAAGGGTTACTTTTTATTTTTTATTTACGTGGTGAGGTAGATTTTCAGAAACTTGCTGATCCTGAATATTTTAATGCTTTTAATGAGTTGCTGGATTCTGGTTACATTAGTTTGGAGCTGACCTTTAATATTTAATGAGAGGCAATAAGCATAATGAGACACAATATTTTTTCTTATAGTCAAGAGGTGGCTGTAAAACTGGGCTTGACATTGCCGGATCTTTTAATCTTACAGTGGATGGCTGACTTTTTCCCTACAAGTAAAGTAGTAAAGCACAAAGTAGGAAATAAGATTTACTTTTGGGTAAACTATGAGAAGCTGTTAAAGGACTTGCCTATACTTAATGTGTCTAAAGACAGGCTATATAGATGGTTAAAATCTCTTACAGATTCTCATGTATTAGAGCATTACACATTGAGAAATCAGGATGGGACATTTTCTTTGTATCGTTTCGGAGATAACTATGAGGCTTTACTTGGTTACGGGGATATTGAGGAGAATGTTGCTCCGGTAGAAAGCGAAGAAAAACCAAAGGTTGAAAAGACTACTAAAAAGCGTTCTTACTCAGAAGTATTTGAAGCTGAGGAAAATGTGTATATTAAAGAGGCTCTGTCTAAGTGGTTAAAGGTGTGCAAGGATAGAGGTGTTAAATTTAATATCCGAACTGTGAAAAAATGGGCTGAGACTTTAAGGAAAGAGGCTAAAGAAAATCCTACGGTTGCATTGAAAATTGTAGATCAGAGTGTAGAAAATGCGTGGAATAATCTTTACC